GATGACGGATCGCTCAACTGACGACCTTCCAAGCCCGCGCGCGGCGCTCTCGTCGCGCACGGACCTGGGCACAAAGGACGCGGTGTGCCCGGAGCACGGGGAATTCGTGTCGAAGGGGTTCCGCCTTGAGGCCTGGAAGCGGGAGATCTGGTCGCAGTGCCCGCAGTGCCAGCAGGCCGCCGAGCGTGAGCAGCGCGACGAGGAGCATCGCCGGCAGGCGGACAGAGTGGCGCGCGAGCGCCAGGAGGCTATCGGGCAGGCCTGCATCCCGCTGCGATTCCAGGATCGGACGTTCGAAGCGTTTCACGCGGCAGACGAGGTCCAGCTTCGAGCCATGACCGTCGTCCGGGACTTCACCGAGGGCTTCGCGGCCTACGCGTCCAAGGGGAGCGGTCTGATCCTGTCCGGGAAACCCGGCACCGGCAAAACGCACCTAGCCTCGGCCGCGATGCTCGCATTGATGGGTTCGGGTCGCTGGCTGCAGTACTTGACCGTCATGGAGATGATCCGAATGGTCCGCGAGACGTGGTCGCGAAACTCGGAGCGCTCCGAGCGCGAGGTCCTGCGTCTGCTCGGATCGGAGATCGACCTGTTGGTGATCGACGAGGTGGGCGTTGGGTACGCCACCGAGGGCGAGCAGAACATCGTCTTCGACGTGCTGGACCGGCGGTATGCGGAGATGCGGCCGTCGATCCTCATCACGAACCAGGATGCCGAAGGGCTGAAGGTCTCGCTTGGGGAGCGGACCTTCGATCGTCTGCGCCAGACTCACGCGCTGGTGAAGTTCGACTGGTCCAGCTACCGGCGGACGGCGCGCAAGGAGAGTGAGGAATGAGGGCGATCAAACCTCTCACGCACCGACCCTGCGCAAGGCACTTCCTGCAGCGTCGAGGGCGGCTGGTGCATCGGATCTACGTAGAGCCGATGTTGCCGAACAAGCTCTGGATCTCACCCCGCGGGCGCTCGCTCACTTCGCACGAATGGCGCTCCGCACTTGAGCTGTACGAGGCGCAGGCGGACTACCTCTTCCAGAGGCTTAACGGGTCCCCCGAAGCGGACGCCGCACTGTGGGCGCTCATGGACAAGAAGGTCCCGGCGGTCCTGTGTGAGTCCGATCTGGGCGGACGTGGGCAGCCATGCCAAGCGGCCCTGATCGAGTACGAGCGCTCCCCATGGCCGATCGACATAGGCGACATCAGGCCGGATGACCGTCGTGCGTTGATCTACCCAAGCCCCATGCTCGTGCCGGCTCCCGGCATGGGCCTAGAGGTCGACGGATCCACATGGCTCGTTGTACGTGCGTTCCAGATGGGGCCACCAGGCCCGACCGTTCTCTATGCCTGCCAGGTGCGCCCTCTCGATACCAGCTGACCAGCGCAGCGTTGCGTCCGTGCTTCGTTCATCAATTCACACACCCACCCGAAATGCAAACCACAAACCGTCCACAGACCCCCGCCGAGATCGAGGCGGAGAAGCGCCAGCGCGAGAACGACCAGCGCTGGCCTCTTGCCTCCGCAGACCGTCAGGTGAGGCGACAAGCCATCGCCGAGCTCATGCGACGCAGCTCTGCAGCAAAGGCGGACCCGAACGTCTGAAGAGACCGCTCATTGGAGACAGCGGTCCTCGGCAAGCCAAATCATTGAAAGTAAAACATGACTCACAGTAGCGCAGCATCGCGCATTGGCGCGCACGAAGAGATTGACACGGCATTTCAGGCACTGGCCCGTGCGGTAGAGAGCGATCAAACCTCCGGAAGGTCCGTCCTGGGCAGGGTGCGCATCGAAGGAGGCCAGCACGAGCAGGAGAGGTCGGTATCGGCGATTCTCGCTGGAGCTGCGAAGCGAGACGGGCGTCAAGTGAGCAGGGCGCTCGCCGCAGCAATGAATGCCTCCAAGGCGGCCAACATGGCGCTGTGGGCCCTGGCCTATGGAACAGCGCCGGCCGTTCTGAGTGCGCGCCGGGAAGGTCACAGCCCCACGGCTCAAGAGTGCAACGCCGCATTGATCGACTTTGACGGACCCTGGCCGCTCGACGAAGGTGACCTGCAGCCCGGAGATCGCCGCGCGTTGATCTCGCCCGACGAGGCGCTGCAGCCGGAGGCGGGCATGAGCCTCAGCCTCGGCGGCGTCATCTGGCAGATCGTGCAATCGCGCCGGCTCGCTCCCGCTGGTGCGCCCCTGCTGTTTCTTTGCCAGGTTCGGCCATGAGCAGTTGGAGCATTCCGTTCGACCAGCTTGCTGAGAAGGCGAGGCTCGATCTCGAGGTTGTGGTGCGGCGAAGCACCTTTCAGCTGTTCAAGTCAGTCGTTGACTTGAGCCCAGTCGACACGGGGCGCTTCCGCGGTAACTGGTTCCCATCGCACGGCCTCGTCCTGAAAGAGGTGAGTGAAGGTGCAAGGTCGAATGATTCCTACGCCCGTCTTGCGCGGGTCTACCAGTTCCCTGTGGGTGGCGTCGTCTACCTGACCAACAACCTGCCGTATGCCCAGCGCCTGGAGCACGGTTGGTCCAAGCAGGCGCCCACCGGCATGGTCCGCAAGAGCGCCGTCCAGTTCAAACGATTCGTGCGCGCCAGCCTTCGGGGCTGAGCGCCGGCACCACTCCTTTCCACTCCAGAAAGACTCACATGCAAGCATCCATCAACGCAAAGCCCACGTTCGTCGCCGTCGTCGAGATCCGTCGCCCCGGTGAGGATGGCCCGATGAAGTTCCGCGGCATCTTCAAGCATCGAACAAAGGACCAGTTCGTAGCCTTCGCTCAAGCGTCCAAGGAGGCCCCACAAGCCGATCTTGATGCTGTGCTGGACGTGCTCGTGGGCTGGGAAGAGATGGCAGAGGAGTTCAGCAGGGACAACGTCGCTTCGCTGCTTCAGAACTTCCATCATGCGGCCGATGACATCGCGCGAACTTACGTCCGTGAATTGGGACCGGCACGCCTGGGAAACTGAGGCTGGCCGGGGCCAAGCTCTACAAGAAGCGGCCGAAAGCCGAGGAGCTTGATGACCTCGGCCTGACCTTCGAGGACATAGCGGACCAGTTCGACATCGAACTTTGGCCCGACACATTCGAGTCATTCGTTCTATTCGATCGCGTAAGGCACCAGTGGATCCCAGGCCCGGCCGGGCCGACGGCACTGAACTACCAAGCGGTCGAATCCGCTCTTCGATTGATGGCCGTCCCGCGCAAGCGCTGGCCTGAACTCTTCGAAGACATCCAAGCTCTTGAAGCCGGTGCGCTTAGCGAGATCTACGCAGCCTTCGGCAAATCGAAATGAGGTGTCAAACATGGCAGACCAGAACACAACATCGTTGAGCATCGCCGTTGACAGTTCCGGAGTCCGGGCGGCCGAAGCCGACCTTAGGAGCTTCACAAAGGCCGGCGGAGACGCCTCCAAGTCGACCTCGCTCTTCGAGCGCGCGATGTTGGCGAGCGCACAGTCCGCCAACCAAGCAGCAACGGCCGTCGGGAAGCTCAGCGGTGCTTCCAGCGTCTTCAGAACTGCCGCGACCGGCGCGGACGGGTTCGCCGCCAGTACCAAGCTGAGTGCATACCAGGCGCAGCAATTGTCGTTTCAGCTGCATGACCTCGGCGTTCAACTAGTCGGAGGCAGCAATCCGTTCACTGCCTTGATCCAGCAAGGTAGCCAAGTAGCTGGCGCGTTTGGCGGCATCCGTTCCGCCGCCGCGACGCTGGCTGGTGCGGTCTCGGGTGCCGCGGCGGTGCTGGGTGGGGCCTCCGCGGTTATCGGGGGACTGGGAGTCGCTTACAACGAGGGAGCTGAACAGAGCAAGGCCTTCAAGAACGCGATTCTTCAGACCGGAAACGCGGCTGGGCTCACTGAAGGGAAGTTCAACTCCCTGATCGATCGGACGGCGGATCTGACGAATAGCTCCAAGGCAACCGCCCGCGAGATGGCTATCGCCTTCGTGCAGTCCGGGCAGCTCAGCGGTGAGGCGCTCGAGGCGACTGTGACCGCGGGTCTCAACATCGCGAAGGCAACCGGCTCGTCGGTGGAGGAGATTCAGAAGCAACTGCTTTCCGTGACTAACGGCGTCGCAAGTTTCGCTGCGGCACAGAACCGGAGCCTCAATTTCCTGACCTCGGCCCAGTACCGCTACATCAAGGGTCTTGAGGAGCAGGGCAACACGGCGAAAGCCATCACAGTCACCATGGAGGCGCTCAATCAGCGCTACAAGGATCAGGCCCAGAACCTAGGGGTCATCGAGCGTGCCTTTAGGGACGCGAAGAAGGAGGCGAGTGACTTCTGGGATGGGCTCAAGTCCATCGGCCGCGATCTCACGCTCGAGGAACGTCTCAAGCAGAACACGCAGCGAATTCAAACGCTGCTGGAGGGCATGGGGAAGTATGACCCTGCAGCGAGGAAGGCAGCAGCGGCTCTTGAGCTCGCCAATTTGGCATTGATCAAACAAAGGGACGCTGCTCAGCAGAACGCAGACGCGCAAGCGGAAAGTGCGCAAAGGTCGAAGGTCGGCATAGAGTATTCCGACGTCCTTGCTCGCTCCTACAGTCGTCAACAGCTGGCGGCAAAGGCCCTAGCGGACGCGAAAGAGAAGTTGTCGAGATCCGACCTAAGTGCCGCGGAGCAAGGGAGGATTCTTTCTCAAATCGCTAAGGAGCTCGACCCGGGAGTGCCACAAGCCCTTAGCCAATCGCGCATCGATGGCATCAAACGCTCGCTTGATGACGTCGTGGCAGTCTATGACGCGGCCGAGTCCACGCTAGAGGCCTCTCGCCAAGCCGGACTCCTGGATGACCAGACGTACTACGCCGAGAAGGTGAAGTTCGTTGAACGGTACGCGGTAGCTCGCAAGTTGGCGCTTGAGGCGGAGAACGCGGAGTTGCGCCGCCAGCGAAGCAGCCCCGATGCCCTAACGGCTGACCGCCAGGCCATCGATGACCGCATCAAGGACAACATCGCCGAGATCGGCCGCATTCAAGCCAGGGCGCGGGCAGACACCGAGAACTACGGCATCCAGGGCCGTGCAGCACTTGGGAACGTGGCCAAGGGCTACGAGGAGGCGCGCGCGGCGGCTCAGGCGTACCTCGACACGCTGGTCAGGCAGCAACAACGTAGCCTCTCGTTGTTCGGCGCCGGCGCAGAAGCGCGTTCGCGCGACGCGGCCCGCAGTCAGATCGCCGATCGATACGACGAGGAGCGTCGGCGGATCCTGGCTGAGCGCGAGGCACTTCGCATACAGCAAGGCCCGACCGGGCTGCGCAAGGACCAGGAGGAGCAGTTCCGCACCCTGCTGGACATCAACAGCGAGTTCCGAGCCAAGGCGCTCGATGGGTGGGACGACTACTACGCCCGGCTGCGCGAAATGCAGGGCGACTGGGCCTACGGAGCATCCGAGGCCTTTGCGAACTATGCGGAGGCGTCGCGAAACACGGCGGCGCAGTCGCAGCGTGTGTTCGAGAACGCGGCCCGGAGCATGGAAGACGCCATCGTCACCTTTGCTCAGACCGGGAAGATCAACTTTTCCCAACTGGCCAGCTCGATCATCGCCGACATGCTGCGCGTCGAGGCTCAGCGCGCGACGAGCTCGATCTTCAGTTCTGTCCTGGGCGCCTTTGGCTCCGTTCTCGGCAGCACGAGCCTCACTGCCGCCGCGGCGTCGAACATGGGCGGCAACTCGCTCGACAACTTCCTGAAGCTCAACAACAACTTCGCCGGCCGCGCCATTGGTGGGCCCGTGTCTGCTGGGCGGGTCTACGAGATCAACGAGACTGGCCGCCCCGAGGTGGCGACGTTCGGCGGCAGGGATTACCTCCTGACCGGTGGGCAGGGCGGGACCGTGCGACCGGCAAGCGACGCCGGTGCATCGACGCCCGTCATCGTCAACATCGGCCAGGGCGTGACCCGCAACGAGGTCGCCGCTCTGATCCCTACCATCGTCAAGCAAGTCCAGGCCGCCGTGCAGCGAGATCAGCGCCGCGAGTCGACATTTGGGCGTGTCTGAGGGTTTGCCGGGCGGTTTCCAGTCTTGGTTTCCACGGCCGGTTTCCACGAGAACAGCCGCACCGAGTTAGATGGATGGTCTCCGCCGAGACCATTTCGCCGGCTGGTGCTTTGCAGACCAAAGCACGTGGGCGATGAAGGGTCTGGCCAGCGCCCCGGCTGAGTCCCATTTCTCTGCGTTGTATCCCTCCACCTTGAGAGAACCCACCCGCGGTCTGACGCTGCGGGGGCTTAAGGTCTTGCCCCGGGCCGAAGCGCCCGGGGTCATTTCTTCTCTCTCTCCCCGTCCATGACCGACTGTCGCCCGGTGGGAGGCGCGGATCAACGTGAGCGTCGACAGAAGATTCACTGGTGCACGCTGGTTTGCGTGCAGCGGTTAGTGCGCTGGTTAGCGCGCAAGGCCGAGTTGACGACCTTTGCCCGTATCCCTTGGGCTGGCGGCGGAACCGTCAGCCCCGGGTTAGCCTTGACGGGGAAGGGCCGCCCTCAAGTCGCATCAGTAGGAGTTTCCCTGGGATACCTGGGGATACGGCTGCGGGCGTCGGAGAAACCCGTCAAGGTCCGGTCAAGGCGCTGGCTGGCGGCGACGAGGCTGTTGCTGACTGACGATCGTCACCGGGTAGCATCCGTCGACATTGGCGGGCGAGATGCCAGCAGGGCAGATCTTCGGTCCCGGCGGCATGGGCCCACGGGAGCTCATCGGGACGTCGTCAGGTCATTGGCGTGGCCGGGCCTCATTGGGCTGGGCTTGTTCAGTGAGGCGGTCGCGCGCGGCAGTCTGGTCGTGGCCGGGGATGCTGTGGCCACGGCACGCAACATCGCCGGCAACCCGCAGGTCTGGCGTCTGGGCCTCGTGGCCGATGTGCTGACACAGGCCCTGGACCTACCGTTCATCGGTAAGCGCCCAGCCAAGTCATGTTGACCTCGCCCCCAAATGAACCGGTGACCGTGGACGCGACAGTTGCGTCGGCAGCCACGCTACGCGTCAGAAT